AAACAATAATTTTACTAGGATCTACTTGAGGAATCTCAAGATAAGCATTTTCATATCCATTATTATTCACAAGTTCTTTGAGAGACTTTTCCAAAGATTCTACTGTCTTAACTTCTGGTTCATAATCACTTTCTTGCTCCACAGAAGATTCCTGTTCTCCAGATGAAGATCCATTTTCACCACCAGATTTAGATTGATCATTATCACCTTCTTCTGAATCTGAAAAATCTGATGCTGGATTATCTCCAGTTCCAGAAGTTTGATTCTTGTCGGAGTCTATATCAATTTCACTCTTTTGATCCTTCTCCTTTTTGCAATAATTATAGAGAACTGCTGCGGCATCCAAAGCATCATTAAATGTTTCAGTTGCACCAATCATATCAACAATTTCCTTTTCCTCTATAGTAAAGTCCAAAGAAATAAAGTTACCAATTTTAAAGTATAGATTTACGCGATCAGCAAGATTATAAGTAGAAACATTATCATCACCAATAGAAAAGAAATCTTGATCTGCAAGTTCCTTATATCCATTAAAGAAAGTCTTTGCGAGACCAGCATACCGACGCTTCATTAGTTTTTCTACACGAACATCTTCTACAATATTCACAAACTGTGAAGGAATTTTACGAGTTATGGACCAATCAATATCAGGAGTCTCGCGTGAATGACCCACTTCGTGAGCACAAAGAAGTGAATAGATATTATCACTTGCCCTTTCCCACATAGGAAGAGTTAGCACCCGAGTATGAACATTAAAGCAAGCGGTCTCAACTTTCTTATGTTCAACAATAAGATCTTCTGTCGCCAGAAGACGAGCAAGCATTCCTTTGATTTCAAGATTGACGGTCATAGGGATTTGTGTGTTATGGACGTATTATACAAAAAAACCTCCCCGTGAGGAGAGGTAATGGGACAGTTTAGAAAGTGGTCTTATTTATCACCACGCATCTGTCTATCAGATTCTCTCGCTTTTTGTAATGCTTGTCCAGTATTTTGTTTTCCAGGAATATAAGTGTGAGCAGATCCAGATTTTCCTTCGTTTTCTTTATTAAACTTTTTTTGAAGATATTTAGTTCTTTTTGTCTCTTCCATAATATCTTCTCTCCACTCTTCACTCATATTTGCCATAATAGCAATTGCTGCCTCATTCGTATCAGCATAACCTTCAGAAACTAAATGCTCAAGGATGTAGTCAAAGAGGTCAAAACTTTCAGCACTTACACCAGTCTTCTTCTGTCTTTCAAGTTTCTTACCTTTTGGTTTTCCACCAGGACCACTTGCGGGACCATCCCCATCTGGGTCATATCCAGTGTGCCCATATTCATCAGCACCTCTTGCATAGTCTCTATCACTTTGGGTCATTCCTTTTCTTCCACCAGAAGTATGAAAAGGTTTGGTTGACTTCTTACCTCTATTTCCTGCATCAGGATTAAGAGTTCTGTAGTGGTGTTTTTCGGCAGATTTTACTTGTTTAGTTTTATCACCTCTTTTTGCAAATCCACTTGCAGGTGTTTCTCTTCTCTTATTAGCAAGTTTCCCATAAGCAGCCCCTGCTTTTGGAGTTTGTCCATAAGAACCTTCTGCTTCATCAAGTTCTTGATAAACTTCCAGATATGCTTCTTGAAGACTACGAAATTCTTGTGCGTCCATTTTATGAGATACTTTTTAGTTATTTATAAAAGAAGAAGCGTCCCCGTGTTGGAGACGCTTCTTGAGTGCCTGACGACGTGCCTTTGCCTGTCGGAGTGCCTGCGGTTTTAGTTTCCTCAACAATACTCTCTCTCCACTCCTCGCCCATATTCACCATAATTGCTTCTGCTGCTTCTGGTGTTTCAGCATATCCTTCATTGAGAAGGTGTGAGAGAATGATGTCGTAGAGGTCTACCTGTTCGCCAAGTTCTCCAAGTGCTTTTGCCTTACGAATCTTCTTTGGATTCTTTAACTTACCACCTGGATACATATCCTCTTCATCGTCACGATCATAGTCAGGATCCACATTCGCACGATGTCTTGCTGCTCTCTCTGGAGATGCCTTGTCTGCGTGAATACCTGCTCTGCGAGTGGGTGAAGTCTTGAGTGCTTCTCTCTTATCTTTTTGCTTTTGGCGACTTCTTTGTTGCTTGAAGTCTTTCATCATCATTCCTTCTTCAAGTTCATAAACCTGATTATAAGCTTCTTGAAGGGCACGAAGTTCTTGTGAGTTCATCCTTACAAATACTTTTCAATTATTTATAAAAAAGAAGCACCCTTTTCAGAGTGCTTTTTCTTAAAGGCTTTAAGTCGTGCCTTTGCTTGTCGGAGTGCCTGCGGTTTGAGTGTCCGTTTCTGCTCCTTCTTGGAATGATGGTATCTGTTTGGAACTTGCATCGGTCTTGTGCTTATGATTCTATTTTATACGAGAATCCTCCCCCGTGAGAGGGGAGTGTGCCACTTTATTTATTGTCCCACCTCTTCAAGGCAGATTGTCTCATTTTTTCACGAACCTCTTCACTATAAACTCCAGTCTTACCTTTATTCCAAGGAATTCGTCCAATAGCATTTTTTTTAATTTTGTCCCTTGCTTCAGGAGAATGAGTTTTACCTTTCATAGGGTTATTTTCACTCATTCTTAAACTCATATTTTTTTTAAATTCTTCACTATGAGTTTTTCCATACATTCCATTTTTTTCTCCAACCTGAAGTCCTTTTTGAGATTCTCTCATTTTTGTTTTGGATTCTTCACTATGTTTTTTTCCAAGCATAGGTGGAGTTTTTTCTTTTAATTTTTGTATGGTTTCTGGGGAATGTTTCCATCCAGAATTGCAAGTCATCCCCCCACCACCAGGAGAAACATTTAAACAATCTGCATCATTAGAAATTTTTTCTATTTCTAAATTTTCAATATATTGAGAATCTTGACTACTTTCTAATAAAATTACATTAAAATTTTCCTCTCCATATTTTCTAATAGAATTATAAAATTTTGGGCAATCGTTTTTCTTTTTTTCAGTTTTATAAGAATATTGATGTTTTTTCCAACGTTCTTCAATAGATAATGATGTTATTCCATAATATTTTTGATTTGTAATTAAATTCTCAACAGCATATAAATGGAACATAAAACTCGAACTGATTTAGCATTACTATTTATATTATATTTCACTTTTATATGAGAATCCATTTCTTTTTTCAAATTTAATCACACTATTAAACTTATCATCCAATCCACTTTTATGGGAAATAACAAATATATTAGAATCTTTAATCACATATCGAATAATCTTAAGAAACTCATCCGTTCCAAAACTATCCAGAGAAGAGTCAAAAACCTCATCAAATAAAAGAATATTACAATTTACGGAGTTCTTAACTCTTGCAATTTCTCTCCAAGCAAATACGAGAGCAAGGTTAATTTTTGCCTTCTCACCTTCGGAAAATGATGCATAAGAAAAATCTTCGTGAATTGGAGATTTAATTGTTTCATTAAATTCTTCATCGAGATTAAAATTAATATAAAAATCCATCATCTGCAAATAACGATTTACTTGCTGATTAATGAATGGAAGATACTTTTTAATGATCTTGGTCTTTACTCCATCATCCTTAAGAAGAGAATATGCAAAATCGTAATGAACTATCTCTTCCTTCTTTTTACTCAAATCCTCAAATACTTCCGAAAGATTATCTTGAAACTCTTCTAACTTCTGATGTTCAGTATTTCTATTTTCAAGTTGATCGGTAAGTTTCTGAACTTCTGATTCAATATCGCGGACCTGTCGCTGATTAAGAGAAATTCGAGTATTGTTTTGAGAAATTTCATTATTGAGTTTAGAGATCTCCTTTGATAGAATAAGGAATTGATGCTCTCTTGCTTCTTCTAGTTTAATTGCTTCTTCAAGTTCTGTATATCCTTGTTGAAGTTCTTTTGCTTTATTTTGAGCATCATTAATTCTATTTAACCGAAATTCTTCTTCAATAGTTTGAGTGCAAGTGGGGCATACCGTATTTTCATTAAAAAACTTATGTTCCTTTGTAATGGTAGATACTTTTTGAGAAATCTTCCCCTTTAAGTTTCCCATCTTCTTAAGTTTATCACCAGAACCTGTAACTTCTTCTTGATTTTTAGAATGCTCAAGAATATTCTGTTCAATAATTAAATTCTCTCGAATATAATTTTCAACTTCGTTAAGAAGTTTGATTACTTGAGTTTTTCTGTTCTCAATAGTTTCTTTACCACGATTTTCA